ACGCTCGAGCTTGGAGCGTTCTGCCGCACCGCCGATATCACGGTCGCGGACGTGTATCGCAAGCTCGCGCAGGAGATACGCCGCGGCGACCCATGCATGGTTGAATGCGATAACGTCAAAGTCCTTACAGGGTGGGTTACCGATATCGACGCGGGGTACGAAAGCAAGTCCCACGACATAACTATTTCCGTCGCATCCAAGACATGCGACATAGTCGATTGTTCCTGCGTGCTCGGCAAGGCACAGCTTGACGGCATGAGCGCCAAGGAAATAATCGAAAGAATTTGCGCGCCGTTCAAGATAAAAGTCATATGGAACGCACCGGATTTCCCCGCGCCGGACTTCAACCTTACCATGGGCGACAAGTGTGGCGAAATCATAGAGCGGATATGCAAGAAACGCCACCTTACCTATACGGACGATGCTGATGGGAACTTAATTATCACCGACTTGACGCAGACAACGCCAGCCGCGACTCTATACAATCCTCCTTCGTCCAAGGACGGGGCGGTCAATATACTTTCCGGAAAAGCACACTACGGTAGCCGTGACCGATATTCAGAATATATTGTTGTGTCGCAGGTAGAACCATCGGATAAAGACGAGGACGGAAAGGTAGCCTTCGAACAGCAGGGAAGTGCCATCGACGAGGCCGTAACGCGGTATCGCCCGCTGATCATTGTATCCGGCGACGAGCAGGATTCCGAAGCTGATCAGGCAAGCGCGGCCGCGATAATGATGCAGCGTCTGGGCGCCAGCAACGATTTCGAGTATGAGGTCAACGGGTGGAAGGCCGCTACTGGAAAATACCGCGGGCTGGTTTGGATGCCCGGCAGCTTCGTGAACGTCGAGGACGAGTTTGGCGGAGTGGAAAGCAACCTTGTCATAAAGGCCGCAAACCTCTCTATTTCGCACGAGTCCGGCCGGAAATCAAAGCTGACGCTGGCGCCGCCGCAGGAATTTATACTTGGCTATACCGGCAAGAAAGGCAAAAAGAGGTCCGAAAGATGGTATGACGAGGACGACTACAAGAAGTGGGTAGCAGAAGGGGGATTGAAAAAATGAGCGGAGCAACGGCACTCTCCCGGATGTTTTCCCCCTTTGCGGCCAGAATAACCGGTATGGTCGCCCGCGCTGTGCTTTCAGCCGTAAAAGACGACCAAAAGCTGCAGAAGTTGGCGGTCGAGGCGTTGGCTGGGTATCCTCTTGACGGGATTGAAAGCTTTGGGCTTTACGGCGTGTTCGGTGTCCCGCCCGTCGGCACAGATATCATACTCATCAATAAGGGAGGAAAGTGGCTCGCCGTCGCGCAAGGCGACCGGAAATTCCGGCCGAAAGGCTGGAAACAGGGGGATTCCGGCCTTTACGACGACAAACAGCAGAAAGTCCATCTGTCAGGAAATGGTATAGCTCTTGAAGACAAGAACGGTAATAAAGCGACTATGGATTCCGCTGGCATTACCCTTGAGACTAAAGGCGGAACCAAATGCGAAATCACTAATGCGGGATTCAAGTTCACGAATGGCGTCGCGGACTTCTCCGGATGCGTCGAGTTGATACTTCCGGCCTCGTCGACCGCGCAGTTCACAAAATATCCGAACGATTTCTTCACCGGTACGCCGATACAGGCGAAGTCTACTACGGGGGCATAATGGCGATAAATGCGCACGACTTAGGTCAAGCCATGCTCGCCGCTGCCGCTGGAGGAAGCGCCTCTCTTTCTGCGGCAATGAAGGCGTACATCTCTAGCAACGGAAGCCCCGTCGCGCCCGCGCTTTCCTTCTCGTTAGCTCCATGCGCCGGCGCCGGGTGGGAGGCACTGAAGCTGCTTGCCCCGCCGAACGCAGGAATAGGTGAATCTATCATTTCCGTCGCAGTCTTTACGGAGCTTTCCAGCAGCACGAAAACCATGCCTCCGCCGACCGGAGCCATACCCGCGACTTGGAACGCAGGGGCCTCTGTCAAAGGATTAAATCCGAGCTCTAGCGCGAACGACGCATGGGATAAAATCGGCGCGGCGATAAAGGACTATATCTCGCCGACCATTGTATAAAGTGTTCCAACGCTACCCACCCGCCCGCGATAATGGGCGCAAGGAGAATAATACTCTTGGCAAGGGATATAGCGCTCAGATACGACGATGAAGACGACCTCAATGTTTCTGCTGCGGGCGGAGATCTTCAGTTGGGGGATTCCCTTGAAAATGAAATAATCATCAGTCTTTTCACGTGGGGTCAGGAAAACGCGGACGATGAGCGGCCAGACGGAGCCGAGCGTGGAGGATACTGGGGCGACGGCGAGCCGTCAAGCCCGAATGCCGCGCCGGAGGCCATAGGTTCGCGCCTCTGGCTCTTGGATGGAACGCTTACCAAGCAGAATATCAAGTCTGCGGTCGATATGGTAAAGGAGGCCCTTGACTGGATGTCCGAAGACGAAAGGATATCCGACTGGTCGGTCGAATCCAAACGTAGCGGGCTGGAGGAGCTAGATATTCTTATCAATGTCATCCTTACCAAGGGCGGAAGTCGGCAGTTCAGCTTCTATAAGCTGCAGCGTCAGGCGGGGGATAAATAATGGCGTTCGCAACACCCACATTCGCCGAACTTCTGAACCGCGCAGGAACTACGATAAACACCTATGTAAGCGGGGCGCGGGCATTCGCCGCGCGTTCCGTATTCAATGTGTGGGCTAAGATTTTCGCGGCGGCGCATCTCGATATCTACTCCAAGATGTCTGCGGATGTGCTGGACTTTTTTACAAAAACGGCCAGCCGCGCGGGTCTTATCCGGCGCGCGGACGACTATGGGTTCCGCCCTAAGGATCCAAGCTTCGCACAAGGTATAGTGATATTTACTGGCTCTGTAGGGGCGTTCATTCCCGCTGGTACCGAGTTGAAGCTCGCCTCTGGCGCCCTGTATAGAACCACGCATGTCGCGTCTATACCTGCGGCACTAGCGGTCGATGTGTCCGTCAAGGCGGCATCAACCGGCAGTTCGGGCAACGCTGCAGGAGGTATGTCTATAAACCTTGTTTCGCCGCTATCCGGCGTCGTTTCGGTTGCGACGATAGGGCCTAACGGTATCGTCGGCGGCGCCGATCAAGAAACGACCGAAGAGTTCCGCGCCCGCTTCCGCAAGTTTTTGGCATCGCCATCCGGTGCCGGCGACCCCGAATACTATGAAAATCTAGCGCTGTCGCAGCCCGGCGTCACGAGGGCGAAATGCATCCGCCGGTATGCCGGCAACTCTACTTTCGGGCTTATGTTCATGATGGACAACAGTTATCCGGACGGCATACCTCATCCCGGAGATATAGCCGCGATGCAGGCTTTTATGGATGACCATGCCGCCGCCGGAGATATAGCGTTTGTGTTTGCTCCGACCGCGCGCGCCATCGATGTCGTTATTAAAAACCTCGTGCCAGACACCCCTAACTTACGTGCGAATATACAGGACGCGCTCTATGCCTTCATACGCGATTCCTATTCGTTTGGCGATATGGTCCGCCTGTCGCAGATTTCAGAAACTATCGGCGCGGTGCCAGGGGAAGAAAGCCACGACCTTCTCGCCCCGACCACGAACATACAGGTCGGCGCGCACGAGATAGCCGTGCTTGGAACAATAACCTTTATTTCGGAGCCCTAGATGCATAGTCCAACACAAAACCGTGACATGCTCCTTTCCCTCCAGCCGCAGGGGCCGGCGTGGAGCCGCAAGACTACGGGTTGGAAGGCTCAATTCTTCCTCGCGGTCGGGGCGCTTCTTTCCAGACTGGAGCGGGACGAGGAAAACATGGCGGACGAGATGTATCCCTCCACCGCATACCAGACGCTTGAGAATTGGGAAGATGATTTCAACCTCCCAGACCCGTGCACACACGGCGAGCAAAACATAGACATCCGCCGCGCGGCGCTGATGACGAAGTTCAAGAAAAAGGAAGTGGCGTCGATACCATACCTTGTCGCCTACGCCAAGGCGCTTGGCTACGATATCGAGATAATCACGCATCGACCGTCAATCTGCGGCATAGCGCGCTGTGGCGACAGGCTGGGCGCACGCATAATCCCCGCGGCATATTGCGGCGTAGCACGCTGCGGCGACACCATAGGGGCCGCCGGCAATCTTCTGGCGGGAGTAATCGGAGTGAAAGTCCTGAATGAACGCATAAACCTTGCTTATTGCGGCATATCACGCTGCGGCGACCGTATCGGCGTGATACGTCCTGCAACTGAGCTTGAATGCAGGTTCAACACCGCGATAGGCGCCGGCAAGCTCGCCATCTATCTATACCAGTCAAACAACCAACAATAGGAGTATAAAATGATAGGACCAAGCAAATACTTTTCAACTGCGGCGGACGTGCTGAACAATATGCGCGATCCTGCGCTTTTCGCCAAGGCCAAGGAGCTTCTTCAAGAGGAATATGACGGCCGCTGGGGCTATTACTTTGGCGATACGCCGCTCGCCGAGAACACGCACATCAATCTCGATA